TAGTTATCAACACCTTGGTCCTAAGGGGATTACCCGTGGCTGGGGAGAGCAGGACCTCAGTCCCCACTACCAACCTTGTGTGGTTCGCCCTCCGGCCAAGAGGGAACCACGGGCAATATCATTGTACCACAAACTGCACAGGTTGTCAACCCTCGCCATTGAGCCTGGCTACAAATATTCATATTTTGCCCCGGTGTGGTACTTTGCAGTTATGAATACTGCAGTCTCAATTTGGGAGCAACCGGACGTGCGGGATGCGCTCGATGCGGTCATAGCAGAGAGCAAGACCCGCGGGAACTATGACCTGATTATGGCCCAGATACCGAGCCTCTTTGGGGACTCGGACAAGGCCACCTATCTTGGATTCCGGGCGCTGGGGTTCAGGCCCAATCAGGTCCTCGAAGTCATGCAGCTGCCGAGCGACCAGCTGGAGATCTGGTATGACGACTTCCCGGAGATGAAGGTCTTCGAGAAGGAGCATCTCTGGGACCTCCAGCGGAAAATCAATGCGGACATAGTCCGGTTGCAGTTCATGAGGAACATGGTCATGTTCCTGATGAAGGACAGCCTGATTATCCGCGCCGGGATGGTCAACAGCGAAGGGATGTCCCAGCGGGACTTCGACTACTTCAAGACAGTCAGAAGGTTCTATGATACCGGCCAGCTGCTCAATTTGGAGAAGGCAATCGCTCCCGAGAAGCACCGGAGCAATTCACTTGTTCTCAACTTTGGCCCGAATCAGGTCACGGTTGTTGGCAACGAGGATGGAACCGTGGCACTTGTTGAGGACGACAGGGGGTTTATCGATGCAGACCAAGCAGGGGATTAGTATTACCACCAGCCAGGACGGCGACGGCTGGGCGGTGGTAGCCGGTGACGCTCGCTGGCGGTTCAACCGGGAGGGTTACGCGATCCTCTTCAGGGACCGGCTCGAACATGACGAGGCCTTTCAGTCCGATATCTTCAGCCATGCTTTCACGCATGATTGGGAGAAGTGCGCGGCTGAACTTTGCCCCGGCTACCGGTGGCAACTCATTCAGGCCCTCTAGATGGCGTTAGCTGCCCCGATAAAGATCACTCTACCAGATCTGCATCCGGGGCAGCTTCGCCTTGAGCGCAGCACCGCCAGATTCAAGGTAGTCATCATAGGTCGCCGGTTTGGGAAGACCACCTACGGGGTCAGGAAATGTGTCAAAGAGGTCATTAAGACCGGGCATATTTACTGGTGGGTCGGCCCAACGTATAAGGAGGCTAGTATTGGCTGGGCCATGCTGAAGCGGCTCGGCTGGGCCCTCCGGGAAGTGTTCCCTGGGCTGGAGATTAGGGAAGCCGATATGACTATGGTGTTCCCCAATGGAGGCCGGATTGTCATCAAGTCTGCAGATAACCCAGACACACTGCGTGGTGAAAAGCTGGGCGGACTGGTGCTCGATGAGTTCCCCGGTATCCGCGAAGAGGCTTGGTTTGAGGTGCTTCGTCCCGCACTCGCCGACCTACGCGGGTGGGCGTTATTTATTGGTACGCCGAAAGGAAGGAACTGGGCTTTCCGTCTCGGGGAGATGGCAAAGAGTCTCCCCAACTGGGAATTCTTCCAGATACCGACAGCTGTCACAGAGGACGGCACCGCTCATACGAGGGTCATAGGTACTACCAATCCCTGGATGGTATGGACAGATGGGCGGCCCGACGTCGCGGCCGCTATAGAGGAGCTAGAGGACGCCCGGCAGACAATGGGCGCGGAGCAATTTGCACAAGAGTTCCTCGCCGACTTCGGAGCAAGTCAGTATCTGGTATTCCCGGAGCTTTCCCCGACTACACATGAGTGGGCCGGGCCAGTTCCCGAATTCATCAGCTACCACGGAGGCATGGACTTCGGTGGGGACACTATAGGCAGCCACAAGAGTGCATGTGCCATAGCCGGGCTCACCGCCAGAGATGAGCTTATCACCATAGCCGCCTTTAAGCAGGCCGGGCCAAACATCGCGGAGCGCCAGTACAACTGGGCTTGGGAACAGGAATTGAGGCTCGCCGATGTCCAAAGAGCTGTTGGCCGACCTTTTCACGGAGTGGTGTACCGGGCTGACAAAAGCCAAATGCTCGGCATTCAGTTCATGCACCAGTCCGGGCTTAAGGTCTTCAAGACTAAAGGCGGGCCGGACAGTGTCATTGAGGGAATTGAGCTTTGTCATCGCCGATTCAAACTCCGGCCTGATGATGGAGCCGGAGAGGACGCTACAAACCGCCTCCGACCGCGCTTTTATGTGCTTAAGGGAGTCCCATGGGTTCTCGAGGACCTCATGGCTTATCGTAATCAGGAACCTCGAGGCGATGGCCGGGTGGAGGCCAAGGTCCCACTGAAAGTAGACGACGACATAGCGGATACAGTCCGGTATCTCATCGAAGGCGTAGACCGGGGCCCTCTTGGGGACCCTCAGCAGCTTTACAGCGGGCTTGTCCCGAGGATTGGGTGACCTGTGGATGACACCGACAGCATTGTGAGCAAAGAGCTTCTGCCGAGTACCAAACTGGCCACAAGCCAGTTTCAACATCTGCTGAGATATTGGCGGAACCGGAACCTGTTTATTCGGGACATGAGGAACATGCAATCCGGCCTCAACAAGATTGAGGGCCCGGCCAGTTCCATGTATGTCATCAAGACACTGCATAGCTACATCCTTGCGGCTCTCATCAATGAGAAGACCAGCCGCTACCTTCCCCGCCCTGTGATTCAGACCGTACCCGACGATGACCTCGATGATGAGGGCCGGGCCAAATCTACCCGCATTGAGCGCGCGGTTAACGTCGGCGGTTATGAGATTGAGCGCCGCTCCGGTGGCGATGCTTGGGACAGGGGAGTGCTCGATTCTATCCTGCTGGATATGGGAGTCCAGCGAATCCAGCGCTCCCCGAACATCCACTGGAAGGATATAGTCAGCCACGACTACGCGCTTAAATCCGGGGAGACGCCAGCCAAGTCCCTCGTGTTGCACAGCCCGGAGCGCATCGAGTACAAGAAGAACATGGGGGTACCTATTTTTAAGGAATACGTGCCGCTTGAGTACTACTACCCCTTCTTCGATGGGAATGACCTGCCGTTTGCTTTCGAGCTGGAAGAAAAGACCCTGTGGAGCGTCCTGAACAACCCGCTTTATAAGAGCAACGAGTTCGGGACAAAGGCACTGACCAAGCTTCAGGCCGGCCCGGATGGAGGATTGGACCAGACTGTCAATGTCGTGCAGCTGGGGAACAGCTTCTGCCGGGCCTACTATCTCGCCGGTTGGGGGCCGAACAACCAGAAGAACAAGTGGCCCAAGCTGAGGCCCGAATCGCTTAGCTACAGTGGCGAACTCGAGCTGTTGTATGCCTATGAGCATAATCTTGAGCGCTCCGAGTACAACCACATCAATGGGAGATACGGTGGCTGGTACACGGATAAGAACCGGATTGAGGCCGTAGGCAAAGGCATACTGGAGTTGGCACAGGCGGCGGATGAGATCCTTAGCCAAGTCCTTACCAATGTGCGAGCCCGGTACTGGCCCAATCTGAACTGGAAGATGAACCCCGAACTCCGCGGCTTCGGCACGGGGACGAGCAAGCCCGAACCCCCTAAGATTAAAGAGGGGGAGGCCATCGTCACCTACATTGACGAAGAGATACTTCCCATTTTCAAAGCCGACGACGACCCGATGACTATGTGGATCTGGGACACCATTCAGAACCAGATCAGCAAACTTGGCGGCTCCCAAACCCTCTACGGCCAACGAGCCCCGGGCGTGGACACCGGGTACAACCAGGCTATCCAGCAGACCCAAGCGGAAAGCCTCGATAACAAACAGGAACAACATATTCAGGCCGGTGCCGAGGAAGAAGCCCTCATCTTCTGTCTCCACGTGAAGAAGATAGACGAAGAAGTCTACATGCACTACACCGAGGAATACTTGGACGAATCGCAGACGAAGCGGAAGAGGGGGAAGTATGTCACACTTGAGCCCAAGGACCTCGACCCCATCCCCCGGTTCTCGGCGCGGGTACGCAAGCAGCGACCGGTCGACTACATTGCGGCCCTTAGGGCAGCTCGAGAAGCCTCCGATGACCGGGGTGGCAAGGGGCCACTACTATCCGATGATACCATCCGCGAGGAAATCCTTGCCGTAGACGGGCCGGACATCGAATACCAGAAGATTCTCATTGAGGCTCAGAAGCGTGAGTTGATTGCAAGTGGTACTATCACTAGTAAAGTCAGCGAGCGCCTCAACATTAAGGTGGCTACTCAGGGCACTCCGCAGATCTCGCCCGAAATGATGCAGGTGGCAGACCCGGCACTGCTTCAGACCATCATGGAAACAGCCCCGGGAACCAAAGACAAAGGTGGGGTTGACCCCGAGGTCCTCGCCGGCAGCGCTTCCCGCGTGGGTCAGCCGGGGCCACTCCCCGGCGACGCAATGCCGGAGAACAGGCTTGGCGAAGCGGTCGCCATGAGTGAACAAACCGGAGGCATTATATGAGCTTCATCAGCCAAGTAGAGGCCTCCATTGAGGAAGTGGCCGACTGGGGGGCCAACCTTATCGACCGGGCCATAAAGGCC